GGGGATTTCTAGGCGACCTTAGCAGGTCCCTCCTTAATAAGTCCTGAAACCACTGGCTCAGGCTTTTGGCTAAACTTAGAAAGGTATTTAAAATGGCTTATCCACTGATCGAGTATTCCAAATCCTACGGACCTTTTAACGCCTACATGGCGATAACTGGCTGGGGAGATATGGGGTATCGAGGCATATACCAGAAGCTGGTGTCGGGCTTTCGGCAACGAAGACCTTACACTATTCCTACTGGTTACCTGATGTACGAGTATAAAAACTTGTACGGCCCAGGAGGCCTTAGTTGGTCGTGGAACCCAGGCGAAACTCGCGACTGGGATATAGCTAACAATTTGGCGCGCAGGCGCTTCATTGCAGAGCTAGGTGATGCGTCGTCTTTCGGGGCGACGATGACGGCAGAACTAAAGGAAACTTTTGGAACTGTCGTTACGGTGATCACCCGTTTGGCCTTAGCCGCAAGGCAGGTTAGGCGACTCCAATTCTTTAAAGCAGCTGAACTATTAGGTTTACCCTATCGTGAAGTTGATGTGAAGAAAACGAGATGGCGGACCGAATACGTTAGTCGAAAAAACGGCTACGGAAAAGTTCGGGTACGTACCAAAGTGCTTTATAATGAAGTACGAATCGACTGGGGAACAGGTCGGACGCATGCAAAAACACTCGCATCAGGTTGGTTACTCTGGAGTTACGGCGCCAAGCCGTTAATTTCAGATATCCAAAATGGTATGGATGTGTTAACGCGTGAGTTTCCGGAAAAGTTCATCAAGTCGAGTGGTAGTGGTTCGTGGTCACGTGTCTATGACAATGGATACGGGACCATAACTACGTACAACGCTGAAAGCCGTGTAAAGTTCCGGGCCTTCGTTAGGGTTAACAACCCGAATAAATGGCTCCGGAATCAACTGGGTTTAGATAACCCACTTCAATGGGTCAATGAAGCGATACCTTTCTCCTTCGTGGTTGATTGGTTTAGCAACCTGAGCGATGTTATAGGTCAGTTCTCTGACTTTAACGGACTCGAGTTAATTGATCCGATGAGGCTGTCCAAGTGTACCATTCGAGAGTATCAACAACACTCGGACGGTTATCAACTGAACAGCGGGAAGCAGGCAGTTCGCTTCATGCGTGACTTCCAAATTCCCCAAGTGACGTTAACATTTGGTTATGAGCGCTTTGAGTGGCAGCGCGGTGCAAATGCCATATCACTCTTGGTCGGATTCCTGCCCAAGAAATAAACTAACCTCCTTAAGGAAATTGAAATGCCAACATTGGCTGACATCACTATCAAACAGTCAGATGGTACTACCGACGTCGTCTACACCGCGATTGCCGGTGCAGCTGGCGATGGTTCACCTGCATTGTTCCGCAGCAACTCGGTGGGTACAGCGTTGAACCAACGCCCCTCCTTGTTGATCAAAGCGACATCTAACGGCAGTAAAACTGCCCGTCGCATCCGCGGTGATTTCTCGTGGCCCATCGTCGACATCTCCAGTGGCGTGTCTACAGTTGTCGGACGCGCGTCCGGTGATTTCAACTTTCTGGCACCTCAAAACCAGACAGAAGACATGATCAAAGAACAAGCTCATCAATTCGCCAATCTCATTGCATCTGCGATGATTAAGGACTCGATGAGTGAAGGCTATGCTCCGCGGGGTTCCTAATCCCGTGGTTCCGCAGGCTGGCTATGGCGGTTTCGAATTCGTAACCGTCCTAGCTATCCTGTGTTTTATCGCCCTCGTGGTACTCACTTAGTTGTAGGTACCTTCTTTGAATACTGGAGTTCTATGCATCAAGCGATACTAGACTCGTTCTCAGCGCTATGCTGGAGCGTTGCATCACCCTTCGCGTTCAAGGCCGTCAAGGCCCTAGAGCGCAAGGACTATGGCTGGCTTATCTCGCAAAAGGTAAGACCGACAGATTATCTCTGTCCTCATCAGTACCTCGGTGACGCGCAGGTCGCTGCTTTCTTCTCTAAATACAAGGATTTCAAAGTTCCTGGTATCGACAGAGAAGCGGCGGCCTTAGCGACATTTTGGGCTGGTGAGCAGCAGTGCTACCGTTCAAATGAACACCTATCTCCCCTCGTGGAGGATCCGCTACACTATGGTCAAGAAATTGGTCATTTCCTTAAAGTGTGGCGGTCGGTGGTCTTTAGGTGTCTTGGGAAACACCCGAACTATGAGGCCCTCAGCAATGTGGGTTTCGGGCCAGGTAGCACTTATGCAAACGTCGGCGACGATATACTACTCGCTGACAAATTAACTTCTGGCTACACGGTAACCAACCAAGCTGTTCCTTGGCTCCCTTTTTTGGAGCAGACTGCGTGGCTTCGCGCCGCACGGAACTCACATTCTCATGTTGACATCTCTGTCGACGGGACTGTGCACAGGACTGCAATCAAAGACGAGTCGTTCGCGACTCGCTGTTTTAGGGAAATTCGTGGCAATCGTTTTATAACGGTCGACAAGAATGCTAAAACTGATCGAGGAATCAGCATAGAGGCGGCAGCTAATATCTCCTTCCAAAAGGCTATGGGAAAACAAATTTCCAGACGTCTTTATCGGTTCTTTGGATGGGACAAACGAACGTGTCAAGATTATCATCGTATCTTGGCTCGCATTGGGTCCCTCACGGGGCTTATTGCAACAATCGATTTGTCTAATGCCAGTGACACCGTATGTAGAGTTTTGGTTAAACTCTTACTACCTCCTGCGTGGTATCGTCTACTAGATGATCTACGTTCCCATCACACCCTAGTAGGGGATAATTGGGTCAGGCTTGAGAAATTTAGCTCGATGGGGAATGGTTTCACTTTTGAATTAGAGACCTTGATCTTTCGCAGCCTCATTGAGGCTGTGCGGATCGTGACAGGTGACTCTAACGAGTCCATGGCACCCGGAGTTGATTACTCCGTGTTTGGCGATGACATCATCTGCCCGACAAGTGTCTCTAGTATCGTTGTCTCCTCTCTAAACTTCTTTGGTTTCACAACCAACGTCGACAAGACCTTCCTTAAGGGTCCTTTTAGGGAAAGCTGCGGAGGTGATTACTATCGTGGAAACGATGTACGTCCCCACCACGTCCGTGAGGACGTGGAAATACCTGCTCAGCTCATCACTCTTGCTAACGGCATTAGAAGGTTCCGGAAGAGATTTCAAGCTACCACGTGTCGCAGCCCTCGGACTGTACACATATGGCGGATTGTTCTCAACCACCTTCCTAAAGCTATCCAAGAGTGTCGCGGGCCCGATGAACTTGGCGACCTAGTCATCAACGATGACGAAGTCGCTTGGGTTCATAGGTCTCGTACCAGAGACAGCGTGCGCTATCTGAGGGTTTGGCGGCCTGTTGCCAACGTCCAAAAACGTGGGACAACTACCGCCCTTCCGTGGTGATGGCGTGTGCGCTTTACGGGGTCCCCTCGGGGACTCCGCCGATCGAACCATGGGTCGACATCAACGAAAGTTGGCGTCGAGCTGGAGTAGTTCCCCGTAAAAAAGGGTCTTACATCAGCGGTTATCGATTCGGCCGTGTGCCCTACTCCTAGGAGTAGTTTTGGTCTTAG